GCGCTTAATATAGTCTCCAAGTAAAGATTTTATTTCTTGCATATGCTCCAGTTTTTGAAGATATTCCTTTTCTTTAAATAAATACCATCCCTGCCTGACTGTTAGAAAATTTTTATGGAGCATTTGTTCCAGAAAATCATTATATTTCTTGCCGTAACAAGCCGTTACATAGCAGTAATCCATTTGGTAAGTTCCAGCATAAGCAATTTCTTCCATATATGCTGCGAAACTCTCAAGACTATGATATCCGTCTTCCGCAGGAAGCAGAGCAACAGTAAGGAATCCGGCACCTATCAAAGAAAATGCTAAATCCTGATTATCAACAAGAAAAATATATTTCTGTTCATCTGTTTCCGGTTTGGTTTTCATATAGTGTTCTAAAAAGTTTTTATTCAATGTAAATTCCTCCTAACGTGAAGAAAGACGCTCCAACTAAGGAACGCCTTTCGGTAAAAAGTCTATTGATAGGCTGAATGCAAGGCTTTTGCCTTAGTCAAACCATCAATCCAGTTACATATAATAACGATAGATTCAAGATTTACATTGATTAGTGAACAACACCTTTTCTGCCGCCCAAAACCGTTTTTCCTTTCAGCATTTCCCATTGAAAATCAGTAGATTCCTGTCGTGCAACGAGAAAATTACCGGCTCTTTGTGTGAGTTGAGCAAAATTAACGACATAGTCGGAAGCTCCTTCATTGTACATATAAACAGAAGCTTCAGAGCCCATAAATCCAATGTCAGCTTCGCCGGAAATAACAGCAGTCATTGTTTTATCAGCTCCAAACGGGGATGACAATTTAGGCGCAGACAGCTTAAATAAAATCAACATAGTCAATCGTATAATCGGATTTTAAATAGATCTGCCGGATCGTGTTTTTCCAAAAAGCTCTTTTGTTCTCAGGGGTCAATGATTTGTAAATATCCCTGAAATCCTGCTGAAGGAGTGTCTTAATAAATGAGTAGTCAGGCTCGGGATCAACGGTTACAGAGTTTAAATCTTCTTTTTCTTTCTCCAGTGAGTCGTATTCCCGGCTGTAATAGTCCCATTCGATTCGTCCCTTTTGAAAGAGCAAATTTAATCGATCCAGTTCTTTGTCGATCTGCTTTTCTGTTCGAACCGGAGGCGCTTTCTTTTTTTGCTGCTTTACGTTTTCTACACGGATTTTGTACATTTTAAACTCATTCTCCAGATTATCTAAAAGGTAGCTTTCAATCAGATTTTGGCTTACCCTGTGCTGATTTGTGCAGATTCGGTCGATCATTGCCCTGTTGCATCTGTAATAACAGTAGTCTCTTTTCTCCCCGGTTTTTCTGTTCACGATGGACTTGCAGCCGGTTCCGCATAAAATCTGTCCGCATTGCGGGCATCGAATTAGTCCGGTAAAGTAGTAGATCCTTCCGGATCGCGTACGTCTGATACTTTTTTTGCTGATGTTTTGGATGTGCGCCCATCGTTCCTCTGACAGGTAAGCTGGGCAGTATGGAACCCCGCGGTATGTCCCTTTGTAAAATTCGCTGGAAAGCATGGTGCGCAGCATGCTGTAAGAAAAAGCGGGATCGTAGTTACGCTGTATAAACCGAAGAGTCTGCTGCTTAGCCTGGTGTTTTTCAAAGTAATCGTAAAACGCATTTACCATCTCTTCCTGTTCCGGATCTTTGACCATACATTTCTTTCCATCTACGATTCCTACCTTATAACCGCGCGGCATATTGTTTTCTCCAAAAATGACTTTTCCCTGCCGAATAGATGCTTCGTTCACGAATTTGATACGCTCGGATGTTGTATCTACTTCGTTCTGTCCGATTGACAGCACAACATTGAGCTGTAGCCGGCCGTCCCTAGTCTCCATGTTGATGCCCGGTTCTGAGGCAGAGATCCAGTATACTCCATATTCATCCAGGATATCTTGTACTTTGTAGAAGTCGGACATGTTTCTAAACCAGCGATCCAGCCGCCAAAAGAGGATTACGTCAATCCTTCCGGCCTTTACGTCTTCCAGCAGAGCATGGATTGCTTTTCGTTTCTTGAGCTCTTTTCTTGCAGTCTTACCTTCATCTGCATAGATACCGGTAACGATCATTCCATGATCTTTCGCATAGCATGCAAGGTATTCACGCTGAGCTTCTATGGATTTTCCGTGCATCATCTGTTCCGAAGTTGAGACACGGATATAGATCGCACAGCGTTTGATCTTTTCCGACATGTTATCATCTCCTTTATTCATTTGTATGTTTCAAGCCGCGCCCCATGCATAGGGACGAGGATACAAAAATAACAGCCAGCATGGAACGAGTGTTCCGGCTTGCGTGACTGTTCCGAAGATGATACAATATTTTCGTTGATTAGGTGTATATCTTCGGATATATTCCAGAGCCGTTCCTGTTGACGCAGGGGCGGTTCTTGACATTTATGGTACATTTGCTATAATGTACTTAACAAGACAGCCGATAGGTAGGTGCAAGCTACCCGATCAGGCGAATATAACTGTTTACAAAGTAAGCCGTCCTATCCGACCAAGATACAGGGCGGCTTACTTATGCTTCAAATTCAGAATTGCAACTACAAGCAGAGCAAATGTAAGTAAAATCTGCATTTCTTCATATGTACTCATAAGCATTTCCCCTTTCCACAAGACTGGATCGGGAACCAGCACGCCCCTCGGCTGTCTGGGTAAATACATTATTCTTTTGTCGATGCCCCGGAGCTGTCCGGGGCAGGGGTTCTATTCCTCTGTTTGAGAGGATGCATCCTCTCCGGTGTCCGATTCTTGAGTGCTGATATCTTGATACTGCTCCATAATGGTATCTATTTGACTGTGGTATTCCTCGGCTTGATCAGGGATCAAATCATATTCAATACGAAAAATAGCTTTATCATATTTATACATGTATTGATCTAATGCAAGTATTCCCAATGACGAATCCTGCAATGTTTTGAGATATTTATACCGATTGTTACAATCGGACTCATTTTCAAAAGTCTCTATCGTTCCACCAACAAGATACTCACCGTATTGTTCTAATCGGGTATCTTCAAAATCTGCTTTGCTGATATATTCTCCCGGGCGACCGAGATTTCCGTTCGGATCTGTAGATTCGTCAAATGCCTCTATTCCTCCCACATTTGAATTTATCGCCTTAATCTGTTCTGCAAGACTTTGAGAATCTGGAAGATCTTCATATACCGGTTCGGTTTCTTCATTGACTCCCCGTTCTCCATTTGACGCGCCTTCAGATTCGCCGCAAGCTGTAGCTGACACGGCTAGCATACTTGCTAACATAATGACAGCGATTTTCTTTTTCATAGCTTTTACCTCTCTTTCTTTTGTTCCATGTTCCTTTAACACCACTTTATATAATCGCCGAAGCGGTTATACCTTATTTATGCGCAGACATTTCGATTTTCTGTACATCTATTTTCTCAAAATCACGCTCCTTTATATGCCTAATCGCATGGTTAATTGCCTTTAACCGTTTGCTTTCACATAAATTTGCGTTTATAAAAATAGTAAATGAATTATCTTCGTTTTCAGTTATTACTTCATTAACGGTCATTCCGTCCATGAAAAAAATTTGATAATCAAAACTCATTATTATCACGTTCCTTTTTCTTTAATGCCATAAGCATATCATATGTTGTTTTCAAATCTTCCGGAGTAGCATCTTTTGCAGCATCGAAAAGTACGCGCAAATCTTTGTTTTCAAATAGTTTTTGTGCCATCTCAGCGGTTTCTTCGTTTAAATAATACTTCTCACAGCCTTCCTTTTCTTCGCCGGTCATAAGATATTCTACTGATACGCCTAGATAATCGGATATTTTTTGCATCTTATCTTGTTTGGGCGTATATCTTGCGGCTTTCCAATCTGAAAAAGTAGATTTCGTAATACCTGCTCCTTTGGCTACATCAGAATCCTTTAACCCGCATTTATCTCTTATTTCGCAGTAACGCTCATATGCACTTTTAGACATAATACTCCTTTCTTCGGAATAATTCTGATTTCTGTACAAAAAGCGCTTGACAAATACAGATAACTGTACTATGATATAGCTACAAAGTTCAGAAATCAGTACGAATTATCCTAACAATATATCCTTAAGGAAATTATAACTGATTTCCGAACTAAAATCAACATTAAGTTCGGAAAGGAGGATATAAATTTTAATGTACAAAAAATATGAGGAGCTACGTGATAAAGCCGGAGTAACTGATTATCGGATAGCTATGGATACAGGTATTCCTAAATCTACATTCTCCGAATGGAAATCAGGGAGAAGTAAACCTAAATTAGAAAAACTTGTAAAAATAGCCGACTACTTCGGAGTATCTATCGAGTACTTCCTAGAGTAGTGTAACAGGAAAGGTGTCCAATAAAAAGGACAGGAGAAAGGAGAGTGATTAAGTTGGCTATGGAGATGCTTGATAGAGAATTCCGAGAAGACCAGAGCGCGATATTAAGCAATGAGATTTCGCGGTGTATGATTCAGAACAATATGACATTGGAGAATCTGGACGAGGCGTGCGAGATTGTACGTGAGGTGTTTAGAAAGAACGCCACAATGAAAGGCTGACGAAAAGCCAGCCCCATTATTATCCCTTGTGGCATTCACGGCAACAATGATAACATCCGTCAAATTTTTTATCGGGATAAGCAATCTGCGCAGCAATTATAGCTGCCTGACAAGAACTGTATCTTCCAATATACTGTCTGTTAAGTTCGGATGGAAGATAATAGCAGTTTTCTGTATGTACTTCATAATTGCCGTTAATATCTGGATAGATATAAAAATAGTGATTTTGCATCATGATGGAACTCCTTTCGTAGTACTCGGACATGCCAGTATCCTGTATTTACAGTATAGGAGAGGTGGAGGAGAATAGCAAGTAGCATGCAGATCAGCTGTCCAATAAAACGGACAGAAGAGAAAGGAGAGTGAGGAAGTGTGAAAGAAATAGCTGGATTGCACAAATTAAAAGTAGATAACGGTATTTTCTTAGATGAAAAAAGAATTTATGGCATCAGAAAATACTCGGTTGTCCAAAAGGAAGGAGACAACCAAGCAACTCTGACAATTGAAATGGATGTCACAATTTTAGGAGACAGTCAAGCTGATAACAGCATTGATGGGCGTTGTGACAGATGATATCGCTATTTCGGAAAGTTTTGGTTTTATTGTATTCCAAGCAGAAGGTTTTTCGGTGGCTTCGATAAACTGATATCCTGCCATAGAAATATCTTTAATCAGTGGAAGTGGAGAATCAACATATTTTTTCCCTTTTATGATGATACCTTCATCCATAAGTTTACGAATCCAGTACATCCCTTCATTCTTTTCGTATTGTGATAGTTCAGATTCAGCAAACTCAGAAGGAGATAGCGGAACAATATATCCACTTTCATCGGGAATCAGTTTTTCGGACAGAGTTAAGAGAATGTCGCGTATGCAATTTAAATTTAGTTTCATGATATTATACTCCTTTCATAATTATTCCGACTGGTACTCGGTAATTAAAGTATAGGGGATTTCATTGGACGACGCAACAAGTACAAACAGTGATTCATACGCTTTAGAGAGGTGGTGTAAGTGAATATAGAAAAAATCATGGAGGTGCTGATCGGACTTCTGGCAGAGCAGGAGAAAGCCGAAATTGAATATACGATAGAGAAAACCGCGTAAGCGGTAGAAAGGAAGGACAAGCATGGAAGAGATTAAATTACCGGCAGTGCCGGAACTGTCACTGATCCCGATCGGGCGAAGAAATTTTCCGGAAGCGGATCACAAGCGGGAGAAACGAAAGATCCGGCGGAAAAGAAAAGAAAGAGACAATGCTGCAAGAGGACTGGTCACAGTAACAGTCGCCAGCATGATGTTAAACGCGGTGATGGCTGTGATCATTTACATCCTGCAGGCAGGACCGATTTGAAAGGAGGCGAACAAAGAAATGGACGAAGAGGTAAAGAAAGATGCCGAAGAAGAAATGAACTGTATCTTAGATCTGCTTGAAGAATGGTGCTTAAAGTACGATCAGGATTATGCAAGCGCGGTTGTGCTTGTGAAACATAATCAGATCACATCATGGGGAAGTATAGGAGATCACGAAGACCTCGCTTGCAGAACAAAAGAGCGCCCATAAATGAGGCGGCAACCTCAGGGCGCATAGTTAAAAAATCATTTTTATTATAACAGAAAGGGTGAAGAAAGTGAAGAAATTTGAATTAACAAATGAATTTATTACAAATATGTTCGGGACAAAGCTGTTCCGCATCCGTGCCCTTGTTGAGTTCGGCGATGTGGAAGCCGGAGAACTTGGCGGGTATGTGGAGAAGGAATCAAACCTTGGTCATGACGGCAATGCGTGGGTGTACGACAATGCGCGGGTGTGCGGCAATGCGTGGGTGTACGGAGATGCGCTGGTGTACGGCAATGCACAGGT